CGCGCACGATGTCAACCGATGAATTAGCCGTGTGCGGCACGTTGTTAGACGACGCCGCCGTTTTGATCGACGCTTATAACGAGGACGCCACCGCCGACGCTAAAAAGGTTGTTTCATGCAACATGGTGATTCGAGCGATGGGCGAATTAAACGACGTCCCGATCGGCGCCACACAGGGCAGTTTATCGGCGTTAGGCTATTCACAATCGTGGACGCTTACAAACGGCTCAACGGGCGAATTATACGTATCTAAGACGGATAAAAAGCTGTTAGGCGTTAGCAACTCGATCGGGTCATATAGCCCGGTGCAGGAGCTTGTACCGTCGGAGGTCACACCATGAGAGGAACAACGGTTACTCTTTATGAGCAGACTATAACGGGATATGACTCTTTTAACGCGCCAATCTATACCGAAACACCGACACAGGTAAATGATGTGTTAGTCGGCGAACCGTCAACGGACGATATAACGACGTCGACAGAGCTTTTCGGTAAAACGCTTGTTTGTATGCTCGGCATACCGAAAGGCGATGCACATGATTGGACAGACAAAAAGGTTTCATGGGTTGACGCTTACGGCGAAACGCACGTTTTGCAAACGTTCGGATACCCAATAACAGGGATTGAAGCCAACATCCCGACCCGGTGGCATAAAAAAGTAAGGTGTGCGGCGTATGACGGTTGAGATCGAGTTAAACAGCCCCGGAATCGTCGAACTGCTACAATCGGCGGAAATGCAAGATGCCGTTCGTGAAGTGGCGGACATGGTAGCGGCTAACGTCGGTGACGGGTTCGAGGTCGGCACGGCTATAGGGCATGACCGATGCCGGGCGTTCGTCGTTGCGGCGACTCCAGAGGCGCGGAAAGCGTGTTACAGTGACAATCTTTTATTAAAGGCTATCGGCATATGATCGAAACAGTTTTATTAAACTACATTGAAACGGCATTAGCGGCGCAGGGGTTAAACATCCCGGTATGTTTTGAAGTCCCAAAGAATGCCCCGGAAACGTTCGTCAAACTTGAGCGCACAGGCGGCAGGCTGACAGACTACATTCACCGCGCCACGTTCGCCGTACAATCATACGCCCCGACGCTCGAAAAGGCGGCACAGCTTGACGCGCTTATAGTCGGAATCGTCCTTGATTCCCCGGCCTGTGCTGAGATTTGCGCGGCGCATCTCAATTCGCATTATAACTACACAGACACAACAACTAAAAGATACCGCTACCAAGCGGTGTTTGATATTTCCCATTATTAAGAAAGGATAAAAGAACATGAGCGATGCGGCAAATGTTAACGCCGGTAAGCCGTCACTTAGCGGCGCGGTGTGGGTCGCGCCTCTTGGCACAACCCTGCCGACCGACGCCGTGACAGCAAAAGACAATGCTTTTGCTGAAGTCGGCTATATTTCGTCAGATGGCGTCACAAATAGCAATAGCATTGAGTCGAGCGACGTTAAGGCATGGGGCGGTGATACCGTTTTAACCCTGTCCACGTCTAAGACTGACACCTTTGCCTTTACCATGATCGAGTCGGACAACGTGCAGGCGCTCAAGGTCGCTTTTGGCGACTCAAACGTCACACAGGCGTCTAATAACATCACGGTTAAGGCCAACAACAGCGCACAGCCGGGCCACGCTTATATCATTGAGATGATCGGGCAGGACAACCTTGCACGGCGCGTGGTGATTCCTAACGGGTCGGTGTCGGCGGTCGGCGATGTGGTCTATAAAGACGATACGCCGATTGGGTATCCGATCACTTTAACGGCGGCGCTTGATTCCGCAGGCAACACTCATTACGAGTACATTCAGACGGCTTAAGAAGGGGGTTTAAATGGTCAACGGGGTGACGGCAAGTGGCTTTGAGTTTTCCTACGATGAACACATCATGGATGACTTTGAAATCTTAGATGCAATAACTGACATTATAGGCGACGAGCCGTCACGCCAGTTGATCGGCATCTCAGTTTTCTTTACCAAGGTGCTAGGCACAGAGGGCCGCAAACGCTTATACGACCATGTGCGGACGGATGACGGACGCGTGCCTATCGAGGCGGTTAAGTCTGAGGTAATGGAAATCCTACAAGCCGGGGGCGAATCGACAAAAAAATAATAGCGCTCTCCGAGGTGCTGACACGTTACTATGATGCCTTTGTCTGCGATTTGGCGGAATATTACGGTATTTATAACTATCGTGATTTTAGGCCGCTTTACTTGGCAACGTTAGCACTCGGGTTAAGGGCGGAGTCGAGAGTCAAAACAGCAGTCGGCGGGGCGAAAGTCCCGCTTGATTTGCTATTACAAGCCACTATCGCAGATAGGCTTGGGTTACTTTTTTGGGCACAGACTGAGGACGGCGTAAACAACCGAAACCGCCCAACCTCTTTAGTTGAAGTGCTGACCGGCAAAGAAAAAAAGGACACGCCACGGAAATTTACAAGCCCAGAGGCATTTAAAGCGGCGTGGGCTAAAGCAACAGGAGAAAAAGATGCCTAATATAGCAACAGCGTATGTCCAAATCGTGCCGACCGCACAGGGCATAAGCGGCGATTTAAAGGGCCTGCTTGACGCACCGGCAAGCGAAGCCGGGGCAAGCGCAGGCGCATCCGCCGGTTCTGGCTTTAGTAAAGGACTAGGCACGGCCTTAAAGGTCGGCGTCGGCGCGGCGGCGGCTTTTGGTACGGCTTTAGTCGGTGCAACGGGCGCGGTCGTAAAAGGCGCAAAAGATGTAGCGGCTTACGGCGATAACGTCGATAAGATGAGCCAGAAAATCGGTATAAGCGCCGAGGGTTATCAAAAATGGTCTTATGTCATGGACAGGGCCGGAACAAGTATCGACCTAATGAAGCAGGGCATGAAAACTCTATCAAATGCGGTCGATGACGAATCGGATGCATTTGAGCGCATCGGCCTGTCTATTGACGAAGTGCGCGGTATGTCCCAAGAGGATTTATTCGGCGCTGTCATATCTCAGCTATCGAGCATGGAGGCGGGCACAGAGCGCACGGCGTTAGCAACCGAGTTGTTAGGCCGTGCCGGTAGCGACTTAGGCCCGTTGCTCAATCAAGGGTCAGATGCTATCGCTGAACAAATGCAAATGGCGGAAGATTACGGCATGGTCATGTCTGATTCGGCGGTCGCGGCGTCGGCGGCGTTTCAAGACTCCATGACAACTTTGCAGGGAACTATAACGGGCCTAAAAAATGACATTTTAAGCGAGTTTTTGCCCTCTATGACACAGGTAACGGACGGTTTAGCGCTTATATTCAGCGGCGACACCGAGGCGGGATTAGAGAGCGTTAAAGCGGGCGTTGACGGCTTTATAGCGTCATTTAGCGCCATGATACCGATGATATTAGAGATCGGCGGCGATATTCTAATGGCGATAGCGCAGGGCATTTTAGACACCTTGCCGCAATTAACAGTCGCCGCGCCTCAAATCATCCAGTCATTAATTAACTTTATTACTAATAATTTGCCGCAGATAGTCGCGTTTGCGCTTCAGATCATCTTGGCATTAGTTAGCGGTATTATTCAAGCCTTGCCGCAATTAGTAAAAGCCGTCCCGCAGATCATCCAGAGCATTGTCAATACATTAAAGAGCAACGGCCCGCAGATGATGAACGCAGGCCGCACGCTGTTAGAGTTTGTCAAGAGCGGCATCTTAGCCGCGCTCAATGGCCTTGCTAATATCGGCATGAATATCGTGCAGGGTATTTGGTCGGGTATCAGCAACGGTCTCGGATGGATTAAAGCACAGTTAACGGGATGGATTGGCAACGTTAAAGATTTTATTAAGAACCTGTTTGGCATCCATTCACCGTCGAAGTGGGCGGCTGATGTTATCGGCTCTATGATTCCTGCCGGTATTGCGGTAGGTATTGAAGCCAACACCGACCTCGTAGACGGCGCTATGCGAGACTTGCAAAGCGGTATGGCGTTAGATATGCCTGTAGACGTTAACAGCACGTTAAACGGGGCTGTAGCGCCTCAAAATAACGTTTCCGTCGTCATATATGCCCATGAGGGGCAGAGCGTCAAGGCCCTTTATGATGAGTTTGAGCGCCGCTTAACTAATAGCGTCTTGAGGAAGGAGGCCGCATTTGCCTAAATCAGATTTTGTTTTCGGCACGTTTGACACCTCAACAAGCGCGGCCTATTACAAATTACAACCAATCAACTTCCCGACGCCAGAAAAGGACGTAGTGACTTTTGAAGTGCCGGGCCGGTCGGGCGACCTCGTTGTCGATTACGGGAGCTATAAAAACGTCGAATTAACGGTAGAGATAGCCATAGACGGCGCGGCGGTAGATAGTGACTTTATCACCCTCTACGACGCGCTCAGAGCCGCTATAATGGTGCAGAATGGCTATCAGCGGTTAGAAGATAGCCTTTATCCGAATGAGTACCGCGTTGCGCGTGCTGTTAAGTGTGAGCGCGACCAGAGCGACACCCAGAGCGGGAAAGCGATACTAACATTTGACGCGAAGCCACAGAGGTATTTGACAAGTGGCGACGTGTCACAGCTTACGCCCGAATCTCATATGACGTCTCAGTACGTCATGGGGCTTGGAAAAGATATTTTAAATTCAACGGCGCTTGATATGATGCGCGTTGCTGGTGTCACGAATTACGAAAATCGCGAATATATGGCGCTTAATATGTCGGCATATACAGCACCGACGGACAGTTTTAAAATCTATTACCCCGAGGGTTTTACAAGCATTTTAAAGCCTGTGGATGGAGGAGTTTATAGCGACCGTATTGCACTGTTGACTTGCACCGGCTCGCCGCTAATTAACGAGACGGCGGGGCAGGTGACGACCAGAACGGTATATTTGTCTGATGATATGACATATGAAAAGGCTGTTGGCTACGCGCCGCCGCCTTGGTACGTTTTCCCGATGCCGCTACAATTAGAGGTTAAGCATCTCGGTGACGTGGTTGAGTCGTTGTTTGCCAACTATCGGGAGTTAATACCGCCCGACGGTGTTGTCAAATATTCCCCGCTTATCCATATCTATGTTGACGGTGCTGTTAGTGACCCTAACGTAATGACGATTGCTGATAGCATAATAGGACTCAACACGCCCGCGACGGTTGGCGATTCGGTGACGCTTACGGAGTTTTACATTGATTGTGACACGATGAACGCATACGCCAATTTAAATAATGTGACGTATAACTTGAACAGATATGTAACTATGACAGGGACATTTACTTTTAGCGGAACGGTAAAGGTGGCAATAACCCCGTCTATTGTTAGTGCCGAAGTCTTGCCGAGGTGGTGGAAGATATGAAGCCGATTCTATACGCCGCCACAGAGACGGCCTTTACAAGCAACGGAGTGGGCGTGCTTGCGGACTGCATTAGTTGCCTCGTTACCGAAGAACGCAACGGCGAGTAT